ATTTTATCCAAGTTATTGTTAACAACTTCCAAATCTAAAGTAAGTCTTCCTAAAGAAGATATTACTTTCTTACTTGGAGATGCTACAGTTTCACCCTCTTGTTCCTGTGTTATTGGAGCAGATATTTTATCTGCTACTTCTTTTGGAATAGGTCTCTTGGGAATAATCCCAGTCATCCTATTGACCTTTACTGATATCTTCTTTCCAGGTCTAAGAGTAGAAGGTGGAGATATAAATGACTGTGCTTTTTCTCTTTGTGCTTTTCTCTTTTCTGTTATTTCTCTTATTCTAGATTCTATAGCAGCTTGTTCTATTTTCCTATTTGTCTCTTCCCTGAATGGACCTTCTAGGTATTCCTCTACCAACCAGTTTTGATATGCTTCTAGATTATAGTAACCTCCATCCTTTCCACGCTGATCCACCTGAGGATATCCTCTAGGATCCTTCTTCATGTTTGCAATTAATCTATCAGCATCTGCTGATGATATGCGAACAAAAGATGAATACTGTATACCAGCACTATCTGTACCACCAGTTAATTTAGCCTTGAGTCTGCTCCAAAGAGCGTCAGAAACCTTACCTTTATACCAAGGTTGTTGTGAGTCTAGTGTTCCCTTTGGTGGTTCAGTACGATTCATCTATTTGCCTTGGCTGCTTTTTCTTCCTCTTCTTTAATATAGTTTTCTAATAAAGTGAGATAGATTTCTCTTTCCCAAGGAATCATATTTTCAATCTCTGTCAATGAATATTTATGGTGCTGCATCAAGGCAAAATTTATTCTGTAGTATGCCTCAAGGTCTTCATGACCAAGGACTAACCGAAAAAACTTGAGAGACCCTCCAGAACAATTTCATTATCCTTTCCAGTTACTGGATTGGTTACTGTCATAGTGTGAGTTAATTTTGGCATGGTGTTGAAGAAGTTTTCAACCTGCTTAAATTGTGACGAATCAAAAGTTTGTAACCACTCAACAAGTTCTTTCTTTGTAACATCACTAGCAGACCATGATTCATCTTTGGTGTATACCATGTCAACACATGATGCCACAATGTCAAAGGATCTATCAATAGTTTCTCTACTATCATTAGTTTCAAAATTAAAGTTATTGTCAATGAACTCCTGCAGAGAAGGATACTTCATCTTCAGGACAATCTGATCATCAACTTTAATCTCTGAGGTATGTTCCTCAGGGAACTTAACCTCAATCTCTCTAATATCTACTGTACAATCTACCTGAGTTACTCCATCATCAGGACATGTAACTAAAAGTTCTACTGCCTCACCAACTGACTTTGCTCTAATGTTGAGAAACAGATATTCAATATCAAAACTTGGAAGAGTATCAATCTTAACTCCTCTTGTCAAGATACAATCTTTTAGGACTGTCTTGACTGCTCTAGTGATCTCAGATGACTCACCACTTTCCATGGCAAGGATCAATACCTTTTCTTCCTTGACCAAGAAAGGTCTATATGTAATTTTCTTTTTGTTTGAAGGTAGAATCAACTCATAAGTTGGAGTTGCAATCTTAGGTAAAGGCATAATGTCCTATAGATGTTTCAGTGTGATTATTTATCCAGCAATTCACGTTGTCTTTGGTATGTACTTAGGAGATCATTAGATGAATCACTCTTAAATCTACCTGGAACATTTTCTGCTCCACCAAAGGATTGTTCAAATCCTTGTGTATATGCTCTAGCATATTCTTCTGGACTTAGGAGACTTCCTCTTATTGGATTATCTGAATTAGTAGAAGAAAGTGGTGTTTCTACAGGATCTACTCCTGGACCAGATACTCTTCCACCACCTGTTGGGTTGTTATTAAACCTATCAGATTTATAATTATAAACATCATACTGAAATGTAACTGTTGTCTTTAGAATAGATGTCCCTTCATAAGAAACAGGAATGGATATTAAGTTAGATGGCCAAGCATTTCTTAGAGTATAAGTAACAGATTTTTTTGGTGCTGTGCCAGACTGTTTGGTCAACCTCTTGTCTGGAGAATGGAATTCTCTTTCAAATTTTGTTATTAAAACTTCCTTTCTATATTGTGTTGGATATTTGTGTTCTACATAAGAATCTCCAATTTCTCCACGATTCTCAGAAATATAATCTATCCAAGACTGAAAATAATTTATAACTTTATAATCTTTATCAACATAAAAACTTACATCTACTGGAGGATAAGATCTTCTTGTTGGGTAATACTCTGTTCTGCCTTGTCTATCACCATATACAGTTCCTAATTCATATGATGTTCCTGGGAGAACTGCTTCATATGCCATAAAGTTGACATCTGTATTGGTAGATCCACCACCAGACCATCCTATCCAAACATCAAATGTGTTTGTAAGTGCAGGTTTGAATTTTTTTACCAGACTATCAGTTGTGTAATATAGGTTTGTGTATGGATTAACTGACATCTAAATAGTGAGAGTGTTCCTATATTATGTATGAGCTATAAAGGAAGATTTAAACCATCCTTCCCAGAAAAATATATTGGAGACCCAAACAATGTAATCTATAGGTCTCTGTGGGAATTGAAGTTCATGAATTACTGTGACAGAAATGAGAATATATTGAAGTGGTCTAGTGAAGAGATATGGATTCCATACCTATCACCACTAGATAATAGAATACACAAATACTTTCCAGACTTTTACATTAAGTATGTTGATAAAAACAAAGTCACCAAAGAAAGTTTAATTGAAGTGAAACCAAAGAGACAAGTTAATGGTCCTAAAACTGGTAAGAGAGTGACCAAGAAACAACTTGTTGAAGTTAGAGAGTATGCAAAGAATCAAGCAAAGTGGAAAGCAGCAAAGGAATTCTGTGCTGATAGAAGATGGGATTTTCAAATATTGACGGAGGATAACCTTGGCGTATAAGACAATCTTTGAACAAGTCAAAGAGTATGCCCCATCAAATCCAACAAGAGAATGGTACAGAACAGAAGTGTTTGGTGCCAAGACCATTCAATATGAGAATGATCCTACAGCATTAATAAGAGAAGAACAATCAGATGATGCAGGTGATGTTCTTCAAAGAGATAAAAATGTAATGAGGGTTTATCCCAGAATTTTTAGTCTTATGCTCTATGGATATAAAGCAAAGTATAGAGAAGAACTTCCATTCTATGATAAGTATCCACTAGCATTTGTCTTGGATGTACAACCCAAGTCCTTCTTTGCTATAAATCTACATTACTATACACCATCACAAAGAATAGGAATAGTTCAAAATTTAGCAGAAAATAAGATTCCAAGATTTGAAAAAGGAGCACATAAATATTTACTATCAGAGGTAAGAACTCCTTATCTACATCTTGCTCAACAAGAATGGGAAACCATATGCATTTTACCACTAGAAGAATTTGTTATGGACTTGGGTGGAGTAGAAGTACCAATTCCATCAAATAAGGTGTGGGGGTAGATAAATGGGAATAGTCAGCGGAGACAAAGGTGTAGGTGGAGGATGGTATCAGGATCCAAATAATCCAGATATCTATAGATCTTACATAAATCAAAAGGCTGCTGGAAGTTCAGGAGTTAGGGATTACATATATGAATTTAATATTAGAACTGGAAGTTCAAATGTTTTAACAAATACTTCTACAAGATCTTCTATTTGGACTACAAATGGTAGCGATGGAAAACAAGCAAATATAAACAGTGATCTAATAAAAGAGTATAAAGCATCATTTGGATTAGATGTAACTGCATTAAGAAAAATAGATCAATATTATGCTGAATCTGCTGTAGATAAATTTGCTACAGGACCACAGAAAGAAAGATTAAATAAATTAGGAAGATTCAATACAGAACAAGAAACCCCATCCCCATCTCCTAATGGTGGAGACAACACAGATACTGAAGGAGCTAATACAAGACAACCTACACCAGAATCAGGTGCAAAATTTCCCTTTGGTTCTTTAAGAACTGTAGAAAACTTTAATGCTGGTGACACTGGATATAAAAACTTTAAGTATCCAACCACTATAGAGAGTGGGCAAGATTATATGATAATCAATATATTTAATTATAAGGTTGCAGATATATTTGGTTCTGGTGGTGTTGCTAATATAAGTCCTGGAGCATTTTTAGAAGGGCAAAGTTTATCCTCTAGAGAGTTTAAAGAATCTCTGGCAAATATAAGACTCCCTGTTCCAAATAATATAATGGAAGCAAACCAAACAAAATGGGGAAGTTCTGAACTAAACAATCTTGCTGCTGGTTTATTGGCTGGTGCTACTGGAACAGTGGGGGGTGTTGCA